TACTGCCTTGACGGCAGAGGAGGCCACCTGGGTGAAGCTGAAACCCCCCTCGTTGTTCACGGAGAAGGTCTGAACCACAGTTCCGCCGACGACCACTCGTCCCTTGACGGTGCCAGCAACTATGTTGGTCTTATTCAGATTGAAATCAGCGTTGTTGTCCGATTGCGAAGTGGCGATCTCCTGGGCCTCCACGAACGTCGTTTCCTCGTTGGTCGCGAAGAACTCTATTCCGTCGACCGCGGGGTCGAGCTGGAGGTTGAGGTCCTCGGCGAGCTGCGAAGCCAGGTAACCGTCGTTCTGCACGTTCGGGTCCGGATGGTTCTCGTCGGCAAGGGCCACGAGCGTCTTGGACGCCAGGACTCCGTTGAGCCTCCAGCGGAAGTACATGTCCTTGCCAAGGTTGTAGGGACCAGACTCGGACGACACCACCAGAACCTGGCCGCCGGCCGAAGGCACGTCGACGCTGGCCGTCGAAGCCCTCTCCCAGCTGACCATGTCCGTGTCGGCAACGCGCACCACGTACAACTCGCTTGCGACGAGCAGGTACTGCTCGGCGGCGTAGACGAGGTACGGGTCGCCCTGCTCTGGATGTGGGAATCCGAACACTGTATTCAGCTGTCTGCGCGAGCGGACGACCGTCGGGATGTTGATCGGTCCCTTGCTGGCGAAGCCGACGAGTCCGGCGCGGTGGAAGGACTGCTCTGGGGCGATGAAGCTCAGGTCTTTCTCCGTGATCCGCACCGACGGGGAAATGGTGTTAGAGGGTGGAAAGCCCTTTAGGATTGCCATGACGTTATTCTCCCTTGTTCAATTCTTTACTTGTGATGTGCCTCGTCGAAATGAGCCCCATCTGTTCGGCTCGTCCGACGTATTCCGTGTTCCTCTCATCCTCCAGGAGAAAGGTGTTGTTCCCAGCGCCCACTCCAGGTATGTTCAACGTCGTAAAGGCCCGCGGGGATGTCCTCGACCTGATCAGCACCTGCACCGGACTCCTGCTCTTGTTCTTTATCTCGATCATCCCATCTGCCTTTCTATGTTCTCGACGCTGGTCTCTATCCTTCCCAAAACCTCCGATATGTCCTGTTCGTCCACGCTGTTGTGAAGGTCTACCCTCGTCTCCAGCACCGACTTCTTTCGGACTATCGGTTGTGGTATATACGACTTGGCGGTCAGATTGAATTCGAATTTGATAATTCGTTGATTCTGGTCGCCAGGTTCGTAGTCCACATTGTTCGCGATGGAGTCTAGTGTGACTACCGTTTCCCACCTGACCCCACGCACGGTTATATATGCAACTGGTGAGAATTTTACCAGAACCTGCTCCAGAATTTGATCTATATCCTCCATGTAGGCCGTCCAGGCCATAAGCGTGTATGTCTTATTGACCGGTATTCCCCTTGCTACGCCGAAAACAGTATCCCTCTCCACCTTTTCCTTTGTGTAGAAACCCGGCCTGTCGCCGTCGTCGGATCTCCTCATGTAATCAACGGCCTTGTGGTAGGTGTACCGACCTTGGTCGAAGTCCGTCCCGGACGAGTAGATGGCCATCATCGGAAGCCTGATCCTCTCCACCACAAGACTCCCGTCCTTCCTGGTGTTGTCCTGCAGTATCCACGCCACCGCCCGCTCCTGAGTCCCCCATATGATCGGCACCTTGTGCGCCTTTCCGTCCTCGTCCAGCACGACTATGTTGCTGAACATATCAAGCATGGCCTCGTCGCACCCGCGCAGGCTCTTTGAATATCTGTAGAGGACCTCCCGCTCCGGATTCTTCATGTCCTCGACGATCTGACCCGTCTGCATGGGGTCGCACTGCGCTCCGCTTCCTATCTTGACCCTGGACGAAGAGTTCCTCTCCATCCATCCATTCCCCACCCCCCCGGGCCCAGGACACTCCCTGGATGGCGGGTCTATACTCCTGCTTGTCTCCACAGGACTCACGGGCTTGCAGTCGTTCAGGCTTTTGTCCTGATGGTTCCCTGGATTAACGGGCATCTTGATCTCCTTTAGGGTATGTACGCGAGGAATGGAAGAATAAAGCACTGCCGAATTAAAAAGAGTGACGGAGGCGAGCCACGCAAAATATTCGTCCCCGAAGGGGTGCGGAGTACCCTCCCCAAGCCCAAGTTCCCTCGCAAGGTTCTCTGGCCTACGAACGGTTGTTCAGGTCATTCAGATCGAAGTCGGGCTTCTTCTGCGTGACCTTTCCCTCCCCGGTCGTGACGCTCTCCTGGAACCTCTGGCACAGTATCTGTAGCCTCATCCGGCTCCACAGCAGGGTCTCTCCCATGTTGAGCTGGATTATGACCCAGTCCTCGCCCCTGTGGGGCGTGTGTATCCTTGAGCCTATCTTCGGTGGATGTCCGATCTTCTGGACGACATCCCTGTAGTTGAGGTCGAAGATCACCTCGTCCGGCGAGTCAATGCCGAACGCGCTCTGGTAGTTCTGCCCGACCACCGGCTCGTAGCTGGCGTGGAGAGTGACGGGATTGTTCGACCACAGCTTGCCGCGGTCCTCCCTGTAGAGCCTGTCGAGCGAGCCGGTCTGTATGAAGACCTCGTAGTAGAAGATGGGCGACCCGTATATTCTGATCCACTCCGCGTCCCAGTCGTTCCAGAGGCAACGCTCGTTGTTGTTGGGGTCGAACTGATCCAGGCTTCCCGTTGTCTTGTAGGGCGTTCCGTCGGTGTTCTTCAGCATGGCTCCTCCTACAGTATGTAGGCCCGGAGCGACCAATCAGTTCAACTGCACCTGGGGCCTCACGGAAATCTCGCCTCCGCCAACCGGTAGGTTGAACGGCGCGCCGGAGAACTCCTCCGCCCACAGTATATTACCAGAAGTGTCCGTCACATAGTAGCCGTAGACGCTCTGTCCGGTCGAAAATGTGAATGTAATACTGCTATTGTACACTGCGGAACTCACCCCCGAACCGGCGGTCGAAACCGTCCAGTTCGGTCCCGCGAGAGGGGCAGCCGCGTAACCGCCTGCCGTAGCCTCCGTGAAACTCGAGGCGGTGAAGCTCTCCAAGGACAGGCTGACGGAGTTCACATAGAGATGAAGAACAAGGTTCGTAGTAGGAGTCTTGTTGACTATGTACTCAAGGAGCCTGCGCTCGCCCTCGTTAGGAACAACCAATGCCATATCACCCCCTTGATCTAGAATGTACCTTATGTATGGTAGTTTGGAGAAAAAAGAATGGCTATTTTGACTAAAGAAGGCAAGGTATATGTTCTCGAGGGCCCCAACCCCCTCGTGGAGAAGCAGGCTCCATGGGACACATCCAAACTCGTCTTCCACAACTTCCACTGGAGCGAGATTAAACACGCATCGCCAAGAGCAAAACAGAACGCCCCCAAGCAAGAAGCCCCGCCGCCCCCGACCCCAGCGGTCAAAACCCCAGAACCCGCACCGCCCCAGCCAGAGCCCACGCCTACGGCCGCCGTGGCGCAAGACCAGCCCGCCGACGAAACGAAGGACTTCGACCTGCCCTTCATCAAGTACAAGGTTCTCTGCCACTGCCTGCCAGCCAAGACCGAAGCGAGATCCGATCCGTTCTACGGCGAGTCCTGGTCAAGGGTCTCCTACGGAACCAAGTTCGTATTCCCCTGCATAGTCATGTCCTCCGACGACCTCCTCTTCGAGTTCTGGACAAGCGACCCCAAGGAACAGATCAAGGAAAAGAGCATCGTATACCCATTCTCCTACGAGGTGCACAACCCGGACACGAACTCGTACGACAAAGTCCCGTACGACGACTACCGATGGTGGAGGGTGTCAAAAAGAGAGTCCCGCGAAGGAGGATGGCTCTTCTCCGCCAGCCCCAGCGACCACCAGCCCGATTTCTCCGACTAGTCATCCCCGAATATGGGCTTCCCCTCGACAGGCTTGGACTCGGGAACCACCTGCACCCTGTAGCCCATCTTGGCGATCTGATCCTTGTACTGCTCGACCGCCTTCATGAACCCGGACTCGTACACATCCGCCACGAGCGCGCCAAGAGCCTCATAGTCCTCCTTGACGGCGACCGACGCGGCGAGACGCTCTATGTAACTCTCGTTCTTCTTGTACCGCTCCTTAAGTACCTCGAACAGGTATCTTCTGATTGCCAAGGAATGCGGGTTGCCTGCGAATGGATTCATTGCTTAAATTAGGCCCCACGCCCGAATAACGAAATCACTTCCCGGGGAAAAACTTGTAGTAGCCGATGACGCATAGGAACACTATGTTTGCCGCGTAATTGAACACCAGAGGCAGCTCCATCTTGGGCAGAACGTACGCGAGTGTCAGAACCTCCCCGATTCCCCACATGACGAGCAGCCCCCAGGTGACGCCGTGGGACGACTTCTGTCTGTAGGACTCAACGGCCTGGGGCAGCCCGCAGAAGGCTAGCATCACGGATCCCACCCAACCCAAAGCCTCAAGTAAAGTCGCGTCCATGCCTGTATATACGCCCACCAGAACAACAGTTGCAAAAGTGGCGTGAAATTCAGCGACCCCCAGACACCAAGAGTGTCACGAGCGCACGATGTCGATGCCGGCCCCTCGACCAGAAACAGACTACATCCTATAGGGTTCCGTCCCCACCCACTCTCCCTTCCTTTCGTTCCACTGTTTGATGAGGTCTTCCGGCACATCGCCGTAGACAAGCCTGGGCTTATCCTTGTAGTCGAACGGTATATGCAGTATGCACACTATCCTATTCGTCCCCCTGAATCCTATGGGTTCCTCCACCCTTGCCGTCAGGTTGAACGGCTCGCTCTTGTGGCGGAACGGATTGGCAATCGCCTTGAGAGTCCTTGTGAGCCCTTCCCTCGCCAGCATGAAGTCCCTCTCCGCAGAGGCCTTGTTCGGCACCTCCAGGTCCTTGAAGTAGTTCTTGATGTAGTATTCGCAGTATGCCGCCTGCCTCCTCAAGGCCGCCTCGAAGACGGAGTCCACCAAAGGGACGAGCCTTTGCTTCATGCGAGGATGCATGTCGATTTCCGATCCGAACCGTTGGAAGAACCGCTCCCTATACTCGTTCCTGTGCACCGCCAGTTGCTCTGCGTACGCGGGATCCCCGAGCATCGAGTATGTACTGGCCACCTTCATCTCCATGTTCGATACCGTGGCCATGAAGTTCAGGTCGTCCTCGTCCGCGAAAGCGGTCTTGGGTTGCATCTCGACGGCTATCAGCAGCGCTCCCTCCTTCATGTGCTTCCTGTTGGCCCCGTTGGAGGCCGCCGAAGTGGCCGTCATAAGGTTCCGCGTCAGGTATATCCCGTCCAACGAGGCCCTGCTCGCCGAGTTGAAGTTCGAGTCGGCGTCGTCCGCCCAAGCCCTGTTCCCCGGCCTGGGCAGAAGCCCGTGCGACATTATGGACCGGAGGTTGCGGAACGCGGTGCCGTGGTACATGATCACCCTGGGCGATCTCGCCTCGGAAAGGAGCCATTCGGAAAACTTCATGATGGTATATAGCGGGCGGACTACGGCTCCTGTCCCTACAACTCCACCACCATGAACTCCTTGTCCTCCCCGGCCGAGAACGCCCTCGTCCGCGACCGAAACGGAGGGAACGCCCTCAAGACAGAAGCCAAGACAACTTCTATTTTTTGCCGCCGATAACACGCCTGAAGAAATCGTGCGACATGTCCCTGACCTTCTGGTCGTAGACGAATGCATCCAGCAGCACGCCGTAGGTACTGTCGTATCTGTTCGAAGGCTTCCCCCTCTCCAAGGAGTCTATTACATAGTCGAACATCTCAAGCGTCTTTTCCTTCATTTGCTCGTAGTGCTTGGCATTCATCGGACTCTTCAGATCTTTGATGACCTCTTCAATGTCGATGTTCTTGGCCTCCTCTCGCTTCTTCTTCAGGAAGGGCAAGAAGGACTTTCCATTCTCCCCGAGCTTGGCTATGCCCCATCCGAGCTCCCCTATGCCCCCCGCCTCCTCCCACCTCGGCAGCAGGCCCTCGTAAAATCTCTGCACGGTGGGGGTGTCTGTGTTTGTGATCCCGAAGACGTGAATGGCGTGCCTCAACACGGCGTTCCTGGACTGGATTGCTTGTGACTCGTGGCCTTTCTTGACCTCGTCGTCGTACTCGCCTTGAGACGAAAGCTTTAGTCGGTCGACTCCGTTAGCGAAGTCCACGAGCCTTCTCGCAAGCCTGTCGGGAATCGGCTTGAAGTTGGAGAGCTTGTCCATGGTAGAGGTTATCTTGTGCTGGACTTCCCACACGCTCGACGGGTTGCGGAATGTCGAGCTCCTCGCCGTAGGGTCGCCCTTCCTGACTGAGAACTCGGGATTGTCTGTCTTCAAATCCCTCTCGACGTCGTCCTCCAGCATGGCAAGGTGGTGCGAAGACAAGGACGGAACCTTTTCCGCTATCTTCGCGGCCATCCTAGAGTCTTTGGCGGCCTTTAGCATTTCCGCATCCGCGAACTGAGGAAACTTCTCCGCGAGCTTGTCGGCTATCTCCGCTTGGTTGATGTTGTTTATCGCGTATGTGAACGCATGGACGAAGTGCGACTTCGTTATGACCTCGGGGAAACGCAGGGCAAACCTCGGGACGAACTGGTCCGTGCGCTGGTTCCAGCCCTTCTTGACGGGGATCGAAGACCCCTCGAAACCTCGGGATCCGTACTCGGGTTCCCCTATCTGCTTGCCGAACAGGAAATCCCTGACCTTCGATACGAATTCCTTCGGATAATCGCCCTTCGACGAAACCAACGAGGCCAGAGCCTGGATCATGTACTGCGAGTAGCGGGACTGCTTGTCCCTTTTCATCCCCATCCACTTGTTTATCCACCCCACGATCGTCTCTTTGTCCTCGGATTCCGGCCTCACAAAGTGGCCCCGATCTGATCCGAAGGTGTCCGAATAGGCCCCTCCCACCCTCCTGTAGGGTCCCGGCTTCAACCCCCCCTGCACCCCGCCCAACCACGACTTGACCGCCTGCAGGAAGCCCTCCTTGTCCGTGCCGTAGACGCTCTCCTCGGGGACCGCCACCGACTTCCCCGACTTGTTGTCGAACCTCCTGATGTGTATCCGCGCCATGGGCTTCTTTATCTCCCTGTCCTCCTTCCGTACGAGGTAGGCTACGAATCCTCCGTTCCTCACCTCGCAGTAGACATCCTTCTTTTGCCCGCCGTCGTCGAGGTTCATGCACGAGCTCCATCCCCTTCCGGTGCTCATGCTTGCGAGGTCGTGAGGGTTCATGCTGATGACGATTGATAGTTCGGAGCCGGCCCTGAACGGCATGTTCTCAAACTCTGACTTGGTTTCCTCGTAGTGCTTCTCCGTCAGCCTCTTCTCCGAATCGTATTTGATTTGAGACACCTCGCCGGCAACCCTCTGCCTCTCCAGTTCCTTGAGATCTTTGTACCGAAGGGTGTCCAACAGCTTTCCGACCCTTACGAGGTTGCTCTTGCCTTTCTGCCGGGCGTATCCGCCCTTCACATCCACCAGTTCGTAGCCGTGGTCGCCCAGGGTCACGCCCAGCCAATGAATGACCTTCTTGTCGTCCTCCGACATCTCGTTCGAGACGAAGGGAATGAACACTCTTCCGTTCTGGTCCGCGTCCCTGAAGAGATGGCCGAACACGAATCTCCTCGGCTGGGCGTCGACCCTGGACCTGTAGGGTTCGTACTCCTCCATACCCTCCAGCCAAATCTTGAATCCAATCCTACTCATCGGCGTCCACCCTCTCTAGATTCCTGTTCCCCCGCAGGTTTTCAAGGAGCGAGTTCATCTTCAGCGTGAGGACCCTGACCTTGTAAGTCCTGTCCTCGTCCTGCTTCACGGAGACTACGCCCGCCCCGCCCTCCTTGACCATTTCCGCTATCGCTCCCGCGTCGACGCCGTCCGCCACGATCGTGATGCTCTTCGACGCCGCCGCGTAAGTGACCATCCCGCCCACGCCCATCAAAAGACAGGCGGCCGCCGCGAATGCCAAGGAACCCGACCACCTCCGCCGCGGCTCCACTATCCTCCCCATGTCGACGACAGGGACATAGTCGCCCTGGCCGTGCTCCCTCACCGAATCAAGGTAGGCGGGCAGGTCCTTGAGTGGCATGGGTTCTTTTCCATTGTTCATGTCCGCGGTCCTCCAGATAGCATCCGATCCGACCCTATATACCATCGGAGGAACCACAAATATGAGCTGCTCAGGAAACAACACCCTCGCCGTCAACAGGCCCAGCATGAACAACATGGCCAGCACCCAGTGCAACAGCACCTGCACGGAACTCGGACACGCCGACCCGCTCAACAAGAGCAAGCTGGGGCCCAGGAGGCAGAGAGAGAAGGTCAGGGAGCAGATAAAGGACTACTGCCTGCACATGCTCGGAGCCCCCGTCGTCAAACTTGAGCTCGACGCGCAGAACCTAGACTTCGCCGTCGACCAGGCAATGAAGGTGTTCGAGGACTACGCCGGCAGGGAATACTTCCAGTACCACGTGTTCAACTCCGTGCCGGGACAGAGCGTTTACCAGATGCCCGACGAGATCGGAGTCATAAGAAATGTCTTCTACAAAGAGGTTGGAAATTATGCTTTTCAATCTTCTGATCTCGGCGGCGCAATTCCGATTGAATATTTTTACCCAGGTGGAAGTTATAATTCAATTCAAGGTGGTTTAATCGACCCAATTCAACCCATATGGGGAAAAATG